ACATTTGATCTGGATAAGGACAAACATGATTGGTATATTTCAAACATTCTACTAATTGAGTAATTATTTTTTCGGGTACTTTTAGTTTACGAAAATGATTTTCATGTGAAAAATTATTTGTACGTGATTGTTGTTTTGATTTAATCTTATTTCGTAGTAAAAGTCGAAGATTAGGATTAGCTTGATTTTCCATTTACTTTTTATTACATATTTTATATTTAAATATTTATTAAAATAGAATTACTGGGAGCCGATACTTTGTTATCTATATCAGTAGCTGTCATTGTAATAGAATATGTTTGATGGCTAGGTAATAAAAATGTAAAAGTAAAAGTAGAAGTTGTCGTTTGCGTAGTTACGCCACCTTTTTCATCTTTAGCAATTACAGTAAAATAGCTATATGTATTTTTATCATTTGTTTGTAATTTAAATTTTAAAGTAACAGGTACAGGTGTACCTGCTTTTACTATAGTTGACGGATTATTTATGATAATAAGATTAGGAGGGTTGGAGTCGTATACAATAGGTGGGACAAATTCAACCGTTATTGGATAAAAAGATGTATTTGTAATTTGATCAAATCCTGTTTGGACCGTAGAAGCTACCCCTAAGATTGCGCTTGTGCTTGTAATACTAGGTTTAGATATCATTTGTCCATTTGAATAATTTGTATTTCCATTATTATCTACATATGTACCATTGTAAGAATTGTATGAAGCATTTATGTTTACAACACCTGCTGGTTTGTATAAATTACTCATACCATAGCTAGAAGTTCCTGCTGTATATATACTTTGCATTGTTTATTTATAAACATAATAAAATTTTAGTATAAAATTTTATACTAAAATTAAGCTAATAAATATTTTACCATTCGTTGAATAATATCTTCTTTTTTATCTGTACTGGATCGACCGAGTTTTAGTTCTTTTACACCTTTGGACATTTAGAACCCGTAAGAAAGCTTGTGTCTTTTCTAAACGATTCCAATCATTATATTTTTTTCCACCAGCTTTACAAAGGTTAGTAACATCAACAAAACCATCTTTTTTTCTGTAGACTAAATGATAATCATTGATTTTTAAACGATGTTTGGGATCGATTTCGATTTCGATGTCGGTGTGAATTCCCACCGACCCTTGTTGGACTGTTTTATTTTTCGAGGTGTGAATTCCCACCGCGCTATTTTCAACCATTTCATTTTTCGAGGCCGGAATTCCGGTCGCGCTTTTTTCAACCATTTCATTTTTCGAAACGGGAATTCCCGTCGCGCTATTTTCAGCTATTGGTTTTCTAGATCTCATATAAAGCCCAGATTCATTTACAACACTCATATTTTGTTTACCACCATGGGTATCATTTAAAATGATACCCTTCCATTTATCTGGAATTATAGTTAACGTGTGACACGTTTGATAAACCTAAAATTTTACAAACATCAACAGATAAGTACCTAAAATTCTGATTTGGTCTTTATCAAAAGATAAAATTTCGTCAATTTTTGAAATTAACTCCACCAAAAACCTACTTAAAACATACCCAAACATAAAAGATGTCAGGTAAAGAATCAATAACCTACAGAATCCGTGAGTTGGACCCAGACATGATCGCTCCGTCCACTCAAAACATGGGTCGACCCGAACAAGGAGGCAGTAAAATTGTGATCATTGGCAAGCCTGGTACGGGGAAAACGACCCTTATCACCAGCTTATTATATGAAAAAAGCCACATCTTCCCTGTAGGTGTAGCCATGAGTGGAACCGAAGACAGTAATGGACATTATTCAAAACTTTTTCCATCAACTTTCGTCTTTAATGGCCTTGACAAACCTGTGATCGAACAATATGTAAATCGTCAAAAAATAGCCAGACAACACCTTCCAAATCCTTGGAGTATTTTACTTTTAGACGATTGTACAGATGATCCAAAACTCTTTAATGATCCCCTCTTCTTGGGTATCTTCAAAAATGGAAGGCACTGGAAAATGTTTTTTATATTGTCGCTCCAGTATTCGCTCGATATTAAACCAGCAATTCGCACAAACATCGACGGTACTTTTATTCTCCGAGAAACAAGCTTGAGAAATCGAAAAATTTTATGGGAAAATTTTTGCAGTGTCGTCGGTGACTTTCAGACATTTTGTGAGATTATGGACCAGCTCACCAGTGATTATACAGCCCTTTATATCCACAACGCAACCACCAGTTCAAAAATTGAGGATTGCGTGTTTTGGTACAAGGCAAAACCTGTTCCACCCGATTTTAGACTTGGATCTGACGATTATTGGGCTTTTCATGAACAGCGATATGATGACACAACTAATTACTAAGATAATGGTAAAGCTGGTAAGAAATCTATTTTAATCGATGTGTTTATAATACCCATAAGGGTTTTATAATTTCTTTATTTCTTTATTTCTTTAGACTCGTCAACTGTGACATAATAGGCGCCTGCTTCTTCCATCCAATCATCGATCGTAAAATTGTCGTAATCTTTGTCTTCGTTGAAAATAGTGGTGTTTGCGCGAAGATTGTTAATGACGTTCCAAAACTGTTCATCCGTGTGCATGTGGGAATTATTGCATCCCACACCAGTGTAATAGATGTTGTAAAATTCCATCTTTTTTATTTATCATTCTAGTCTTATTTTGCTTTATCAATTTTAAATAGTGTGAGGGTCTCAAGGACTAAAAGGGAAGTGTTAGGTTTTAAGGATTACAATTGTAACAAGCACATATACATGTACTCGGACAACGGTCGGGATGCATACAATGAGCATATGGGTCAGGATCGTAATCGTCTTCGTAATCGTCTTCGGAACGAGGGTCGGGACGAGGATCATAATCGGGATCGTAATCGTCGTAATCGTTTACTTCGACCTCGTCCACGATCTCGTCCAGAGGGTTTTTCGAATCGTCGAGCCCGTACTGTAGTATCAGAGTTTCATATGTATGAAAAAACTCCGCTATATTTCGAATACCTAAAAGCTGTCCGTTGATTGGTGCGATATAAAATGGGGCGTGGATTTGACAAGGAAATACTTTGTCGTAGTTTCGAATGTATTCAGCACCATGCGCATACAATAGACTAAACAAGGCGATGGCGTTGTCACCGGTGTTCCAGTACATGACCATGTGGAGGCAGTTGCCGTGATCTTCTGGAGCACAGTTCAGAATGGCATGAAGATGTTGTGGATAGCTTTCATGTTCTTGAATAAACATCTCGACTTTCTTCAAGTCACCTCGTGCACATAGGTTACCTAAGTAGAGAGCCTTGATCGTGATCTCATCTGATTCTGAGATCTCATCTGGTTCTGAACAACGTACTTGTTCTAAAGTATAATCATACAGAACGGAGCGAGCTTTGGAAGCAGTGGTCATTTTTTAAAATTTTTAATTGTTTTATTTAAAATCAATTTTACAAGGGGGTACCCTCCTTGAGTCTCGTGTACCCTAGACCCTTGCATCCCCTTGATTATTAAGGCCCTTGAAACCCTTGAGTCTTTGATACCCTTGAAACCCTTGCATCCCCTTGATTATTAAGACCCCTTGACACCCTAGACCCTTGTATCCCCTTGAGTCTTTGATACCCTTGACACCCTTGATTATTAAGGCCCTTGACACCCTTAAAGTACCCTTAAAATTGAATAATATTTATTGCTTTGTGGTTAAAATAAAAATAACATGACAATTCGAGGTGGTGACCGTGTCAAGCACCTTTACATGAAATTCCGCAAACAAAGTCAACGTTTGGTCGACCAGATTCTTTCACGCAAGAATGACCTTTTGACAGATCTTTTGATTTTTGAGGCAAAGAGAAAAACTCTTTTCTACGAGGCTTTGTGGAAAGAGAACCGTGATCAACGTGTTCAACTCTGGCTTCAGAATGACATCGAACGATGCGTTCAACGGTTTGAAGAAAACGTGAAACGTCTCGAAGACGGCAACTTTGAATTCAATGACAGCTTCGGCAACTACTTTGAATTCAATGACGACAGCGTCATCAACGAGTTGCAACAAAAACTCAACGACGTGACAACCAAGTACTTGGACGAAGACTTGCGGTTGTGGCGTGGACTCGGGGACCTGAACAACAACGGTGAACTGTACGAAGGGTTTGTACACGACGACTACGACGACTACGACGAAAGTGTACACGGGGCGATTCGATTGGCGTGAAAGACGACGGAAGGAGCGCAGCGCGCAAGGCAAGATCAAGATCAAGTAATTAAGTGTGTAGTGTGTTTGTGATAGTAGTCATAAAGTACCCTTTAAAGTACCCCTTTAAAGTACCCCTTTAAAGTACCCTTTAAAATTGATTTTTCAAGGAGATAATAACGAAAGAGATAGATAAAGAATGTCTAAGGTTAATCTTACAATGCAATGGAACGAGGTGGAAAATGATGACGAGATCGGTGACGAGATCACCGAAGAATTGGACATGGTTCGAGTTCAGATTCAAGGTGATCGTCAAGTATATGAATATCCTCGCCAAGTACTCGATGAACATTTGCGGGCTCATTCCAAAATGCACATCTTGTACAAAACGATCACTCGCCAATTACCCAACGGGATTTGGATTCTGTGCGATGACCCCACGATCCTTGGGGGTTATACTGCATTTGCACTACGAGAGATGAATAGTGCTTGGAACACGTGTTCCATGCATTGCTACACAGCGGATCAATATGAAAATTTCATGGAACCTGGTTTGCGTCTTGACTTGCCGCCAGACACTTCTGCCCAATTCTTAGCAGAGGTTAAACAGTGTATCCAGGCAACTATCAAGAGATTCTAAAGAGATTCTAAAATTGAATTTTTGATACTATGTAAAATAAACTTAAAACTATCATGAATCAAGAAAGTTATTTGAAAGATGCGCGACATCGTTGTACCGATCGCTACAAGTGCCAACAAATATGTGGAAAAATGAAATGCATGTTCTATGGAACGCCGGAGGGTTGTCGCAGACAGGAAATTATCGGGCAACCTTGTCCATTTGCACATGTTACTCCTCCAAAACCATGTGAGAAAAAAGTTCGCGAAATCATCAAAGCGATCGGCGATACCATTACAAAGTTGCACGACAGATATTTTATAGACCAATTTGGAAAGGAGTGCTATTTTGCTTTTCTTTTTTAG